AATGCGCTTTTGGAGTCGGACAATGTCTTCTCGATAATTTGCCAAACGCTCGGCGACGTCTGCCTTTTTCGTCGCACCGTCGATCCACTCGAGGTTGCTTTCTGATCCCTGAAAGCTCTTGATGAACTCTTTGCGGTCCATGCGGCAATCGCGAACCACAATGCGCATGATCTGCCGCTCGGGCTCGCGTACTGCTGCCAGGGCAATCCGGGGCTCATCGATGAGCGGATCAAATACGCGCGGGGTCAGCTTAAAGAACTTGAACAGTTCGCCGAGCTTGTTCATCTCGGCAACAGCCTCTTTGTGATCGCGTCCCTTGGCAGCAATCGCCTTCTCGGTCTTGGTGCATTGCCGCTTCAGCGCCGTAAACCGCTTCTTGGCTTCGACGGGGTCGGGGCCCACACTGGCCTCTTCCTCATCGTCGTCATTAAGCAGGTAATCTGCGCCACGGCTGTAACTCGTTAACTGATCGATATTATCCAAGACGGTGCCCTTACGGTGCAGCCCTTCCGCTCCGTATCTTAGGCCATCCATCAAATGATTGTTTTGGTCCAAAACGACCGACAAGACCTCTTCTGTCTTGGGGTCTACTTTGTAAGAGTACTTTTTAAGCTCGTTTTGAGTGTTGACGCATCTGGGATGCACAACGATATCGAACGACTTCAAGAAGTTAATCCCATGTTCAATTGAGCCCTTACCTTTACGACACGCTTGAATTCTTTTAATCCCGTGACGCCTGCAATAGTCGATGGACTCTGGCCGAGCATTATCAGCAATCACTGGATACTTTGTTGATCCTGGTATCTGACTTATCAGGCTCGGCAGGCGTTCCATTTCAACACCAACTTCGTAAACCTCGTGATCGATATAGAGTGTTTTTCTGTTGCTTTTGCCGGGTAGAATGCAAAACCTTAATCCTGCTGTAGGATCTTGAGAGAAGCCCCAGTCAATGCCATAAAACCAGATGATGTTGGCTGGCACTGCCAATTCTTTGACAGTGTATTCTTTAAACACCCGACTTTGTGAATGCTTAGCGTATTCACCTAGCCAAATGTGGTTGTATTCTTCAATGTCTGCCCGCTTGTCGGCTTCTGCGTCGTCTTTAATGACTTGTGGGCAAAACGGGTTATCCACATAGTTCACATGAACTAAAACCGCCCTGCCTTTGTTCTTCCTAAACAGCGCCTCTATCGGGTCCGTTGGCTCGTTTGGGTTCCAAGAAAACCACAGTTCTGAGTCTTCTTCCCTGATTGTCGGGACAAGCAGCTTGAGCGAGCGTTTCGAAGCGTTTTGGGCTTCTTCGAACCAAGCTGTATGAAATCCCTCTAGAGACTTGACTGAATCTGCTGTGTGGTCTTGCATTCCCTGAAACAGGATTAGACCACGGCCACTTGTTGACCTTATTTCGCCGTCAACACTGCGAAAAAGATGCTGAACATTCATTGATCTGACCTTAGTCTCAATCAACGCCTTGGCTGAATGCTGCAAATCCTTCTGAACTTCGCGCAAGCAAACCGTTTTATGGTGTGGATCGCGGATATGGTTGATAACGGCTTTTTCTGCGAACCTGTGTGACTTCCCGCTCCCTCGTCCACCTTTAGCCCCTTTGAAACGCGCCCTCTTCTCAAGAGGCAGCGACCATCTAGGCGTCGGTATTTGGAGTAGGGTCAACGACTACCAACTCAATCTTGGTCGGCGTCATCGTGCCATCTGAGCTGCTTAGATCTAGTTTCTCGCCATAAGCTTTAGGTTTGAGTTTTGACGCAACCCACTTTCTGGCATCAATCCTCAACCGATCTTTTTGCCAATCCGTCGATTTGTCTGCGATCTCTACAATCTCTTCAGCATAATGGTCCGCACATTCTTGTTTTGCGCGCACGTATTGGTCAACCAAAGTTTGATCAGCGTCTAACCATTTATAGAAAGCGGCACGCGAGGGATAGCTCTTGTCTCCCTCTACAATAGAGCGAAGAGAGCGTCCCTTAGAGATTTCAGAGCATATGTCATCAAAGATCTCTTGAGTGAATTCTGTCATTTGTGTTTCTATTGAGTTCAAGCATAAAAACCCCCGCTGATTTAACTACGAGGGTTTCAAGCGACCGGGAGACGCCCAGTCCAAAAAGTTAGATCCGCTTTTACCTGCGCGTCAGCGGAATACGCGCCAAAGGTTATATACCTTTGCAGGGTTTTGACCCGAGCGCCGTAGCTAGCTTACACTCGGAATATAAGTGCTTGGCAGCACCTATCTAAAAGCAAAAGCCCCGAAAGTTCCTACTTTAAACCCCGCGTGATACGTAGGGCTTCGAAACAATCAGGGCTTCGCAAAGGTCTAAATTGCAGAGAGACGCTTAAATCAGGGATCAAACCAATAATTCACGGCGCGCCGATTCTGGGCTATCACATGCAAAGCGCTCTGCCTTGTTCGCCTCGCAATAGGTTACGTCACCCTACAAAAGACTTCAACGGAGGCGCTTCTCTGAGAGGCAGTCGAAGTACTATTGTCTATATTTAAACTGAAGAAGGAGACAGCTTTGCTGATCTTAGCCAAGATCCTACCCGAATCCGTAACAGTTGTCACGCGCTTTTTTAACTATTTTTCAGTTAATATATTTGTAAGCCAGATACTTGAGGCCATCTTTGTACCGTCGATGCATAGCCATTTTGTTAGTACTGCGCGCTCTTGCGAGATCTTGAAAGGATCTTTTTGCTTTCCCAGTACCTGCGTCTATAAGCAGTCTTTGGGCCACAACCCACCGAACAGGCTCTTCGGGTATCGCTTTTATACGCTCAACCCAGGTGTCAAAATGCGTGATGTCGTCTGGTGCGGGCCTAGGTGGTTTAGGTATCGCCTTCATATCGGCATAATCTGAGGCTTCAGGGACGATTTGAGGCCAGTACGCTTTCGCATCCTGTGGATAGCATCCATGGGCTGGCATAGCGTTTAGCGTGGCTCCTGCTCTTTTCAGCTCTTCTGACACTACGGCGATTTTCTCGTCAATTGGAGCGCTTGCCATAAAGACCTTCTGCAACATTGATAATGGTTTGTTTTGTGAAAGAGTCATGGATATCGTCAATCGGTATCATAGCGACGCCTTGATTTTTCCATGCTGCGACCCTTAACTCAGCATAGTCTTTTTCATCCCAGGTTTTGGGTTGAGAACTTGCGAGCTGTGAACTTAGTTCAGTCATTGGACAAATGATCGTTTTTCACAAGTTACGTTATACCATATTGGCGTCTTATGTTCAATAACGGTAAATATTTGAAGATCGTTTATGAAATTTCAGGCTAATTTAGTTATTGACATCTATGATCTAAAATCATATATTACATTCATAGCCAATGAGGCAGCGCCCGCAAGGAGAAGACAAATGAACACCACACAAATTAGAAACCAGTTCCAAAAGCACCTTGAAAGAATAGTCGCCGCGTCAGGTCGTGACATTGATGTGATAGATGGCGACAGCCATGTTTCTGAAAGTCGCTATGTTGAGGCTAACGATTGGGACAATGACACTGTTTACAAGATCCGCTTCTCTAACCATAGCAATCCATGCGGCCAAGACGCTGACGTTTTGGAGACTGGCGAAGAAGGCGATTGGATGGAAGCGCTTTTTGTTACTTTGCATAAGCTGGGCCTTGTGGCCGATGCCAAATTAGAAGCTCAAGCCAAAAAGCACGAGAATAAATCCGGCCTTAACCCACGTATTCACAATGAATACATCCAAGAGCGCCGCCGGGTTGATTTCGCTGCAACTCAAAAGACCATGGAAGAATATTATGCAAGCATCTAAGATGATCGCCACAATTAAGCAGAGAATGCCTGTTTTTGTCGGGCGCTCCGTTTCTTACGAAGAGTTAGCCCATGTCACAGGATACAAAAACGGGCGTTCCGTCCAAGCTATTGCCGAAGGCAAGCCTGTCTCTCCTTTGGCAGAGATGGCTTTAAAAAACCTCCTCGCGTCCCTTCCCGACCAAGACGAAAAGCTATGGTTCCCCGAATTCACATTTGGAGAGAACACACTAACTAACGAAGAGACTATGACCATCCACAGGAACTGGTATCCTCGTTTTCTTGGGGCGCTCATTGATCCTGACATGCCTGTGATTTGGGGCGAAGATTATGCACCAATAGACCTTGAAGATAGGCTGTGCGTTAAAGATTGGATTGACCGCCCCTTAAGCGACAAGCACAAGTCAGATGTTCTTCGGTCCGCTGTTAGCTTCGTTGTGATCGAGAAGCAGAATATCGAAGCTGGAGAACTTGGCGTTTAAGGCTGAGCTAAAGGCGCTAAAAAAGAAAAGCCGCCCCTGATATTGGCAGATCTCTAATGTCATGAAGCCACGCCACCGCTTGGTAAGTCTCCTCTCCTTCGAAACTGCTGGCCACGTGCTGCAAATGGAGAGCGTAAGGGACTCCAAGTTTATCGACTTGTCCGGAATGGGCCGATATTGCAAATGAAGCGGCATCGGCGATCAATTCGCTCACGCCCTGGCCTCCTGCCGCTCTTGCCGGCTCATCGCTTTAGCCCATTGCGCCTCTATATCGCTTGAGAGACGCGGTCTCCAAGGGATTGATGCACGGCTTGCTGCTTTTTTGTTTGACGCCCGCTTATCAAACGGTGGGATCTTGTGCAGCTTGCAATCATCGTTGAAACGATTGCGTGACATTCCCTGCGAGAACTTGTCTTTAAAGTCTCGGTATAGGTCGTCCCTACACCGTGATGGAGCGGCTTCCCTCAGCCATCCCACATGGTCCATCGTGAGCTTTTGAAGGAATATAGGGTGGTCATCCCGCATCTTTATTTTATGCGATTGGCAATAGTATTTAATGGAATCTGTTGTTCTGTTGTACCCTAGTTTGGCTAGGCCCTCCGCCATTTGCTCCTTTGTCTTTTTACCCTGGCAGTTCCTGAGATAAGTTGCTTCTTCTTGGGTGTATCTTTGTTTGCCCATTTTGGTTCCTATCCTTGATGTTAGTGTTTAGCTAAGGTCAACTTGAGGGGCTAAGTTGATGTTAGCTTGATTGTCTGGAGTAATCCCAAGCAGCCAATCTGCCGAGCAATTTAACTCTTGGCAAAGGCGAATTATCTTACCTGATGTTGGCTCGTGTATGCCTCGCTCATACCTGTGGATTAGGTTCAACTTTACTCCGATTGACGTTGCTAGGCTGTCCTGAGTGTGACCAGATTCTAACCTCAATCGCTTCAGCCTTTGACCTAAACTTGGGCTTACCATTGCCCGCTTGCCTTCTTCCTGTTTTTCTTTGTCCACGACCTATCAGGAAACTCCGCGTCAATCGCTTCCTCAACAACAACGCCGCCCGCTTCAACCCAGGCTTGGAAGTGTCTGCTTTGGCCGCGATATTCAGAATTGTTGACAGCTCGCCCGATGTCCTGGCTGGCGGCTACAGCCTGATTGTAGTTCCTGAAGCTCTCCAGGTATTTGGTCAGTGATCGGCTGTGCTGGATCATCAATTCACGCTTTCTCGCCAAGACTTTTACGAACCGCTCTCTATCGGTGAAAGCTTCCGCGTTGTCGTTCCCTGCTGTTCGAGGCAATGCTTTTCTGAACTCGGCAGGTTTTGGGAAAAAGCTTACTTCGCCTTTTAAGCGGTCCACAGCCGCTTTGCAGTCTTGAAGCGAGCGACCTTCTGCCTGTTCAAGAATGCCGGTTATTTTGTTTGGGAGATCCTTGGTTCCGTGCCAAGCAATCTTTGCGGCTTGGCCTAAATGCTCCTGAAAAGCAATCATGTGCGTTCCGCCTGTTCTGCAAATCTCCTGCATCATGCTTCACCTCCCTCTGACAACCAGCCGTTCTTATCCAGAGTTCGAGCTAAGCCTGCTTCGATCATGTCGTTTTGAACCCAGACTTCCCACGTCACTCCATCAACTAAATCAGGACAAGGATTTGATAAAAATCCCGCGCGCGTCTCTTCTTTTAATTCTTTTAATGTTTTTATAATTCTTTCTTTAGTGGTCCTCGCTTGGTCCTCGCTTGGTCCTCGCTTGGTCTCATTTGTGGTCCTGTCTTGGTCCTCTCCTTTCAGTGACCCTCTCTTAACTGTTTGATATTTAAGATAATTTTCTATTATTATTTGGGTTTTCCCTGGTTCTTTTGTGGTCCGAATAATCGCACTTTGCGTTAAAGTTTTTAGAAAGTTTCGAATTGTTGTTTTGCTCTTCCATCCCCACGCTTGCTGTAATTCACGTTCAGTTCTGAATTGTGAACCACGTTCAACAACGTGAACTTTTGACCCGACGACATGCTGAGTATCGGAGTGCGCCGCATTAGCAATCAGCCAAATAAAAGCTTCTGATTTTGTGTAGGGTTTCTTGAAGCCTACAATCGGATGATCTAAAAAATCACGATCCAATAAGAAGTATCCCTTACTCATTGTTGCCCCCTATCTCCGCAATCAACTCCTCCAACACTTGAGAAGCCTCCTTGTTGACTACCTGTTTGAATAAAGTGCCTTGCTCCACTAACTTGCGCTCAAGCCACTCGCTTACCTCCTCCCGTGTGAACGTCTCCGGCTGGTTGGGGAACAGCTCTTCAAGGGCTTTTTCGTGCGCCTTGCCTCCCATGCAGTGGGTCAAGCGAATCCTATCGCCAACTGCTAACTTATCGCTCGGGTGTTGAATCTTTTCACTCATGCTCTCACCCCCTCTAGAGTTTCCAATTCAAACGATAGGAACTCTATCCCGTCTTCGTATGCCGCTATGCGGTCAAGACCAGCTCTAGGCGCGTTGAACACGGCGTCTTGCAACAGGGCATATGAGGCTGTGTGGCCATCTTTGTAGATGGCGGCTATGTGCAGTCCGTCAGAGTGAGACTGCGGCTGTGTGGGCTTTAAAATGGGATTCTTGGCTTGTGCGTTCATGACGCTGCTCCTTGGTTAAGGTTAAACCCACCAAGAGCGCTTCGACAGGCTTTAAGTGCAGCCTGATGAGGCGTCGCGTCAGATACGACTATCATACCGTGTTCGTTATCTGGGAACTCCACCATGTATTTTGCCTCTGTGTCATCCATCAGCCTTCCCCTTCTCAACAAGCACGCGGCCAACTTCAGCGTGGATCGTGTCGCCGTAATCAACGGCCATTCTCAGATCACAAGTTCGATTGTGGAATTTTATCTCAACGCCTGAGACAATCTTGAATTCCATCAGGTCAGATTGTGTCGTCTTCTCTGTTATCGTTAAGCTGTGCATCACTTGCCCTCCCACGAGCGGAGGATGGCCCTAAGCTCTTCATTGCTCGCCAGGACTTTAAACCCAGACGGCCCTTTCGCCTGTATCCAGTTGTCTGCCTCAACCTTCAGAGACAGGAATGACACGTCGTTGCGTTGTGGGGCGTTAATGTTTGGGTTGAATAACATTAGACTGTCTCCTGGTTTGGCAACTCGCCAGTTTGTCCATAATAGATTCCGGCTAAAGAGCCTGCGCACATATCGAGAGGAACGGTTGCTATGAACTGTCCGTTCCTAGCTTTGTCGGCTGTCTCTTTGATCCAACGCACAGCAGAGGCCAGTGAAGCGAGTTCAGTTTGAGTAAGAGGAGCAGCCATCACGCGACCTCCTTCTGTTCGTGCTCTGCTTGAAATGAAGTATCCGTACTGGAACTGGACAAACGCCGTAATAGTAGCTGTGTCGTTGGCTGTGTTATGGCTGGCTAAATGCAATGGGGTCATAGGCTAAACCTAAACGTATAAAAGCACCAGGATCGCTCGAAGGAATCGAACGGCCACCAAAGCCAGCAATGGTAATCGCCGAAGATTAGATTGAAGATTTCAATCACGGCATTTGCTCTTGAGCTGCTCAAGCTTGATCTTCGCTCCGTAATAAGTCTCATACTCTGCGACCAGCCGGTCGCCGTTCC